GGACCAGGATATTATAACGAAGTACCAAACATACAACAAGGATATACTTGGGTAGGAAATAGCGATGGAGTAGCAATTCCAATAGCAACATCTTCTATTCAGAATGTAGTAAGCTCTTCTTTTGCCACCTCTGCATCATTTGCTCAATTTGCAGCAACACCAACCGTAGCAGGTGCTACAGGAGCTACAGGTTTAACAGGACTGACAGGAGCAACAGGTATTCAAGGACTTCAAGGGGCAACAGGATTAACTGGACAAACAGGTGCTACAGGAGCAACGGGTATCCAAGGTATTCAAGGAGCTACAGGAACAGCCGGAACAAATGGATCAACAGGAGCAACCGGATTGACAGGTGCGACTGGTATTCAAGGACTTCAAGGAGCTACAGGCTTAACCGGACAAACCGGAGCAACAGGAGCTACCGGAATACAAGGATTACAAGGTGCCACAGGTACTCAAGGTATTCAAGGACTTCAAGGAGCTACTGGATTAACAGGACAAACAGGGGCAACAGGTGCTACCGGAGTACAGGGTATTCAAGGTGCAACCGGGGCTCAAGGTATACAAGGGCTTCAAGGAGCTACAGGAGTTACTGGCCAAACAGGAGCAACCGGGGCAACAGGTCTTCAAGGAGCTACTGGACTTACTGGTCAAACAGGTGCTACAGGTGCGACAGGATTAACAGGACAGATAGGGGCTACAGGAGCAACTGGTGTACAGGGTATTCAAGGAGCTACAGGACTTCAAGGAGCAACAGGAGTAACAGGTCAAATTGGTGCTACAGGAGCTACCGGGGTAACAGGTAATGTAGGTGCTACAGGAGCAACAGGAGTACAAGGTATTCAAGGAGCAACCGGATTAACAGGCCAAACAGGAGCAACCGGGGCAACAGGTTTAACAGGACAAACAGGAGCAACAGGGGCTACCGGTCTTACAGGGGCAACAGGTGCTGATGGATCTTTTGGAGGAGCCACTTTTGACTATACATACGATACAACACTAACTGCATCAGATCCTGGACAAGGAAAAGTACGATTAAACAGTGCTACTGAAAATGCAGCTACTCAAATGTATGTAGATAAATCAGATGATAACGGAACTATTATCGATTCATTCCTAACAACAGTAGATTCTGTCACTTCAGCAATCAAAGGATACGTAAGAATAGCAAACAGAACAGATGCAACACAGTACCTATTATTCCAGATATCAAACCTTACAGATAATACAGGGTGGTGGACAATAGATATAACTAACCAAGCTTCTTCAACAACCTCACCTTTTACAAATGCAGAAGATATCATAATATCATTTGTAACAACAGGAGATAAAGGACAAACAGGAGCAACTGGAGCAACAGGTATAACAGGACAAACAGGAGCAACCGGGGCAACAGGAGTACAAGGTATTCAAGGTGCTACAGGTTTAACTGGTCAAACAGGGGCTACAGGTGCAACAGGATTAACTGGTCAAACAGGAGCAACTGGAGCAACCGGTATTCAAGGATTGCAGGGAGCTACTGGAGTACAAGGAGCAACTGGAGTAACAGGTCAGATAGGAGCAACAGGAGCAACCGGTATCCAAGGTCTTCAAGGTGCTACAGGTACCGCAGGTACAAACGGATCAACCGGAGCTACAGGAGCAACCGGTATTCAAGGACTACAAGGTGCAACAGGGCAAACAGGTAATATTGGAGCTACTGGAGCTACAGGTATTCAAGGTCTTCAAGGGGCAACCGGGGCTCAAGGTATTCAAGGTCTTCAAGGTGCTACAGGTACCCAGGGTATCCAGGGTATTCAAGGGGCAACAGGGTTAACTGGGCAGACAGGTGCTACAGGAGCAACAGGGGTACAAGGTCTTCAAGGAGCTACAGGTTTAAGAGGAGCTACAGGAGCAACTGGAGCTACCGGAGCAACTGGTATTCAAGGACTACAAGGTGCAACCGGAACACAAGGTATTCAAGGTATTCAAGGGGCAACTGGTGTAACCGGAGGAATAGGGGCAACAGGAGCAACTGGAACTCAAGGTATTCAAGGATTACAAGGAGCTACAGGTACTCAGGGTATACAAGGTATTCAAGGAGCAACTGGAACACAAGGTATTCAAGGAGCTACAGGTACCCAGGGTATTCAAGGTTTACAGGGTGCAACTGGAACACAAGGTATTCAAGGTATTCAAGGAGCAACTGGTATACAGGGTGTACAAGGAGCAACAGGACTTAGAGGAGCTACAGGAGCTACAGGTGCAACCGGAGCGACAGGGGTGCAGGGATTACAAGGAGCAACAGGACTAACTGGACCGACAGGAGCAACTGGAGCAACTTTAGCAGTAAATAGTAACGTAAATAATTACGTGTTAACAGCTACTGGAGGATCAAGTGTAGATGGTGAGTCTAGATTTACTTTTGATGGAACATCTGTTTACATAAATGGTAATTTAGGAGTAGGAACAGCATCACCAGGTGTAAAATTTGTAAATACAGGAGCAGCACTAAGTAGTGGGCCAACTTTAGGTTCAGGAACAGTAGGTTCACAAGCTTTATTATCAGCTGATGGACTTTATGGAATGTATTCAGGTGTTTCATCTAATGGAAGTGTTTGGCATCAAGTTCAAAGAAATGATGCTAATGGTACCCCATATGGTATACTGCTAAGCCCAAATGGCGGTGGTGTAGCAATAGGAAAAGGAACAACAAGTCCAGCATTTCAATTAGACATAACCGGAACTGGTAATGCAACTACTGATTTCAGAGCACCTATTTTTTACGATACTAATGATACATCTTACTATGCAGATCCAGCAAGTACATCCAGATTGCATACATTAAATGTAGTTCAAGTAGTTAACGCAGGATATGGAGGTAGTGGAACTCCTTCATTCTCATTCATAGGAGATACCAATACAGGTATGTACGCAGGATATGGAGGTAGTGGAACTCCTTCATTCTCATTCATAGGAGATACCAATACAGGTATGTATAACCCAGCCGGTGCTGATACAATAGGATTCTCAACTGCAGGAACTGAGAGAATGAGAATAACAGCTGGCGGTGCTATGGGGTTAGGGGTAACACCTACTAATACCTCAGGTAGATTTGAAGCATCAAATGATATAGTCGCATACTCAACTTCAGATAGAAATTGGAAAAATAATATTAAAAATATAGATTTCCCATTAGAAAAAATATCTCAAATCAATGGAGTTGAATTTGATTGGATAGAAGACGAACCATTTCATGGTAATAAAGGACATGACGTAGGAGTTATTGCTCAAGAAATCGAACTAATACTTCCAGAAGCTGTTCAGACAAGAGAAAGTGGAATGAAAGCTGTTCAATAAATAAAAAATAAATGTTATGAGTAATGCATCTTGCGGGATAGCAACGGTTATTATAGGTAGAGAATTTTCATTAACACCTCTACTAAGTTATTTTAAAAATGTAGAAATACCTGAGAACATAGATGTAAATCTATACATAGTATTAGGATGTGACTCAGACTTTGAAATATTGGTAAGAAGTAAGATTAAAGAATTAGAGTTAAATAAAAAATATTTAAAGATATATTTCATACCGGGTAATTTAAAATGTAAATCTAACCTGGATTGGGAAGAATGGGAAAAAGTTGCCAGGCAACAAGACCCGGAAGAAAAACATAGAGCAGCATTAGAGAATATTGAAATAGGATTAGATGCTGCAAAAGAAGAAACGTACGTTCATTTTGTAGATGATGATACAATACCGCCGGTTAATGCTTTAAAAGATTTATTAAAATCCTATCAGAGTATTGATAATTGCGGTTTAGCAAGTGGTATTTACTTTAATAAGACCTGGAACGAACCTACAATTTCAGTAAGTAGAGTAGAAGCATCTAGAAGAATAGTAGGAAGCTTTAAGAAAGAGACATGGAAAGGTTGCTCTATTGATGATTTAGCAATTGAGAATTATAAAGATGTAGGGTTTGTAGGAAACGGATGTATGGTAGTAGAGGGTAGTGATTTAAAAAAAATATTACCGCTATCAAAATGGCATGAGGATAAAGATGATATAGCACCTCCTGATTTTATAATATGTAGACGAATTAGAAGATTGGGTAAAATAATATCCATAGTTCCATCAGTAGTAGCAGAGCATTTAGATCAATCAGGAAAGCCGGTAGGACTTACATTAGAGTATTTGAATAACATAAAAAATGCAACAGGGGAGTATAGTTACTTAGTTACACATTATAGTAAGTATTTAAACTACGAAGTATTAAGTAAACAGTACGATAAAGTGCTAATTATATACCATACAGAAATTCATAGAGAGATACCAAGTAGATTGTACAATTACAGTAATATAGAAGTCATAAAAAGAAGTATAAGAGAGACATGTAGTACTTATAGTAATTATAAAAATTATAAAAATATTTATGGAGATTCTATGAAATATGCTACATTAAGAGAAATGCATAACTTTGTAAAAGACAAACATAATTATGTAACATATTACCATGATCCGTTAAAAAACATTATAGTAAAAATACCGCTATTAGATAGTAATAATTTAAAAAAATTTTTAAACACAAAACCATGAATCAGCAAATTAGGTTATCAGAAGAAGAAGTAGAAATAAATAATAATCTTTATAAAAAAAGAATTGAATATTTAGTTAAATTAGGAGAAGTAAAACTAGCCGAGATTACTAATGAAAAAATTACTGAAGAAACTTACTTCAATTTAATTGAATTAAACGCAAGAGATATTCAGTTTACAGAATTACTAGCTGAAAGATATGGAGCGGGAGCGATTGATCCATCTACAGGTTTTTATATTGTAAAAAAATAAAATAATTAATATAATAAAGTATGACTTATACTTGGAAAATAACAGGAGTTAAAACAGTAGATACAGGTAGTATAGCAGACGCAGTTATACAGACATACTGGGAAAAAACAGGAACTGATGAAAACGGAAATGAAGGAACATTCTCAGGAGCAACACCATTCTCACAATCCTCAATCAATCCAGAGGACTTTATACCTTATGCACAATTAACAGAAGAAACCGTTTTAGGATGGATTCAAGGTGTTGTTGTAGGAAACTACCAAGAGCATGTTAACGAGGAAATACAGAAGCAAATTGATGCTAAGAATATAAAACAGCCTAGCCTACCTTGGGCATCTGAATAAACTAAGAAATTAAAAATAAAGTAAAATGGCATTACCAGGCAGCGGACCGTTGAGTATAGGAGAGATAAGGGATGAGCAAGTTAACTATGGAGGCTTTAGTTCAACATTTAGTCTTAGGCAATTAAGCTCAAATGCAGGTTTTACTACTCCTGATAGTGTAAGTGAGTTTTATGGATACAGTGCCTTAACGTATACCTACTATGCCAATTGGTTGCTAGATGATCCTTGTTACTATAACTACTTAGATATAGTATACGGAAGTGACGGTAAATACTATGTGGATAGTGGCGGATATACCCTAATGTACGATTATAGCCCAGGAACTACCTGGTATGAATTCCTGTACTATGACCCAAACTTTACTGCTAACGTATACAATAGATGGACTATTGACGGTACATCTACAACACTATCAGACGACGGACTAGCACTTTCCGGCTGCTAACACAATAAATATATGATACAGAAAATACAGGCATTTGAAATACCAGGTAAAGGAACTGCTACAGAATCTAAAATAGAAGTACAAAGCCGATTCACCACAGCAGATAAGACAGTACTATACTACGACTTAAGAGACCCAAACGGAACAACGCCGGCATTTGATTTAAGAGTACAAGACTACGTAACACTTCCCTATGCAATTCTTTCACGTTATAAAATAATACTTACAGGTACTGACCGTGATGCAGTAGTAGCAGATTCCAAAGAGGCAGTTAACATTTTTAAGAGAGAGAGAACTGACATAACAGTTAAAGCCGGTGGAATAGAATTAGCATTAAGCAATGACCCAGGTAAGGCATGTAATACGTATGCAGAAGGTGGTGCGAGTAATTACTTCCTAGACACAGAAGATTTACTATCAGCAACCATATTATCCGAAACAGAAGATATGCAAACACCAGTACAAGGTGAATACTACGTAACTGATGGAGTAGATGTTAGATTCTGGAATGGAAAATCTTTTGATGAAAAATATTCAGGGCTATGTAAAGGGTAAAAGAAAAAGGAGGGTTTACACTCTTCTTTCCTATTTATTTAAAAAAAGTAAACCCTGCCTATATGAAAGAGGTTTATGAGAATTCCTAGATATTTATTATAAATTAAAACAAAACAAATAAAACATGGCAGAATCAATTATTTCTCCAGGAGTGTTGACAAGAGAGAATGATATCTCTTTCATAGCACCAGCATCAATACAAGCTGGAGCAGCATTCATTGGACCAACAGTAAAAGGACCAGATAATCAGCCTACTATTGTTACTTCTTACAACGACTTTACAAGAAAGTTTGGTGAGACTTTTACATCAGGTTCTTCAAATTTTGAATTTTTAACTTCAGTTGCAGTTAAGAATTACTTCTCACAAGGAGGAACTACAGCTTTAATTACAAGAGTTGTATCAGGAGCATACAATTCAGCAGCTAGTACACACGTTTCTGCATCTGCAAAAGGAAGTACACAACCTTTCGTTCTTACAACTTTAGGAAAAGGAGCAATGTACAACAATGCAGCAGCATTAACAAGTGCTTTAACAGGAGGATCTTCTTATATTAATACAGACGGATCTTTAGTAACAGGTTCTGCTGATAACTTAAGATGGGAAATTCAGAATGTTAATAATGCTCAAGGAACATTTACACTACTTGTAAGACAGGGTAACGACAACACAAACAACCCAATAATCCTTGAAACATTTAACAATGTATCTTTAGATCCAAATTCTACAAACTACATTGAAGCAGTAATTGGTAACCAATACACTACGGTAGGTACAGATGGAGCAACATCTTACATATACAAAGAAGGAACTTATCCAAACAGATCTAACTACCTTAGAGTAAGTGCAGTAAACTTGACTACACCTACGTATTTAAGCACAGACGGAGTAACAGTAAACACTGATTCAGGAAATGCATCTTATTCTGGCTCACTACCGGTAGCAGCATCAGGATCATTCTACAACGGAGCAGGGGCTGTTAAATCAGGAGCTACATATTTTTCAAGCTTAGGAACAGGTACTACAGCTACAGATGCTCAAGGATTAGTAGGAGACAATTATACAACAGCTATCTCATTATTATCGAATAAAGATGAGTACCAATTTAACATTGTATCTACACCAGGATTAATCTATGGTATAACAGCACAAGGAAGCGGTACTAAAAATGCTAAAAACGTAATTGACTCAGTTATCTCTTTAGCAGAGCAAAGAGGAGATTGTATCACAGTAGTGGACTTAGTTCCAACAGGATCAGCAATAACTTCAGTAACAACACAAGCTGCTACAATTAATAGTTCATATGCAGCAACTTACTGGCCTTGGGTACAAATCCAATCAGCTACAGGTAAAAACCAATACGTACCAGCAGGAGCAGTAATCCCAGGAGTATATGCATTTACAGATAATGCTTCAGCACCATGGTTTGCACCAGCAGGACTTGTAAGAGGAGGATTAGCAGGAGTTATTCAAGCAGAAAGAAAATTAACAAAAGGAGATAGAGATACATTATACTTAGGAAAAGTAAATCCAATTGCTACATTCCCAGGAACAGGTATTTCAGTATTCGGTCAGAAAACATTACAGACAAAAGCATCAGCTTTAGATAGAGTAAACGTTAGACGTTTGTTAATAGAACTTAAGAAGTTCATTGGGGACCAAGCAAGAAATTTAGTATTCGAACAAAATACTATTGCAACTAGAAATAGATTCTTAGCGACGGTAAATCCATATCTAGAATCAGTAGTACAAAGACAAGGTCTTTATGCATATAGAGTGGTAATGGATGATACAAATAATACAGCAGATGTTGTAGATAGAAATCAATTAGTAGGTCAAATCTTTATTCAACCAACTAAAACAATTGAATTCGTTGTATTAGACTTTACAATTGAACCAACAGGAGCAACATTTGCATAAGAATCTAAACAGTAGATATTTATAATTAAATAATAAGACAATAAAATGGCAGTATTAGATCCTAATGAAATAATGTTTAGAGCTTTTGAACCAATGGTTCAACACAGGTTCGTAATGTATATAGACAATATCCCAGCATTCATGGTTAAGAATGTTAAAGCACCTTCTTTCCAAGATAATGCAATTAAACTTGACCACATCAACTCTTACAGAAAAATAAGAGGAAAAAGAGAATGGCAAGATATGGATATGACTCTATATTCACCAATCACTCCTTCAGGAGCTCAAGCAGTAATGGAATGGGCACGTCTAGGATATGAATCAGTAACTGGTAGAGCTGGTTACTCAGATTTCTACAAAAAAGACTTAACTCTTAACATCTTAGGTCCTGTAGGGGATATCGTAGGAGAGTGGATTATCAAAGGAGCTTTCTTAACAAAAGGAGACTTCGGACAATTCGACTGGACCTCAGCAGATGGATTAGTAGAGATAGGAATTTCAGTAGCAATGGATTATTGTGTATTAAATTACTAATAAAATTCAAATAAAAATTAACAAGCCTGGCAATCGTCAGGCTTTGTTGTTTTATAAAAGTTTTCTTCATATATTTATATATAGAACCAGTTACTAACAAATAAAATTTATGGAATCAAAAATGAAATTTCCTACCGAAATGGTAGAACTTCCTTCAAAAGGACTTGTATACCCAGAAGATTCACCTTTACGATCAGGTAAAATCGAGATGAAGTACATGACAGCTCGTGAAGAAGACATCTTAACAAATCAAAATTACATCAAGCAAGGTATTGTACTTGACAAACTTTTAAATTCACTTATTGTAAGTAAAATAGATTATGATGATCTTATTTTAGGAGACAAAAATGCAGTACTTGTCGCAGCACGTATCTTAGGGTATGGAAAGGATTATACTTTTAAATATAAAGGAGAAGAAGTTACAGCAGACTTATCAAAATGTCCTCTACGTTTTATTGACGAAGAATCGATCACAGTAGGAACAAATGAATTCACATATAAGCTTCCAGCAACTGAAACAGAGATCACTTATAAAATACTTGCTAACAAAGATGAGAAATTAATCCAAGCAGAAATAGCAGGATTAAAAAAGTTAGATAAAGATTCTTCTACGGAACTTTCTACAAGACTAAAGTATGCTATACAATCTGTAGGCGGAGATCGTGAAAGAAAAACCATCAGAGACTTTGTGGATAACTACTTATTAGCAAGAGATTCTAGATCATTTAGAGAGCACTTAATGAACACACAACCAGATATTGTCATGGAAACTACAGTGACAACTTCAAATGGCATAGAGGAGGATGTCAACATTCCTGTAACTGCTAACTTTTTTTGGCCTGACTTATAATTACAGGATACAACTATTTCAAACTATATCTGAAATATGTTTTTATGGTAGAGGAGGTTATACTTTTGATATTGTTTACGATATGCCAATTTGGCTAAGAAGGTTAACATACAATCATTTAGTTAGCTTTACCACTAAAGAATCAGAACAAAAAAACGCTAGTAATACTACAGAAGGTGTTACAAAAATCGATTTCAACAAGTTAGACGAAGCAAAACGTATTATGGGAGAAAACGCAGGATATACAACAAGGGCATCTAAAAAATGATGCCTTTGCTATTTATAAGAAAAACTATTGACAACACCACCAACACCGCCAGGAGGTCAACCACCAGGACCTAATCTCGATCAAAGTAGACAGGCTTTAGCAGAAATACTATCGCTGCAGAGAGACTATGCTTCTGAAGCAGCAAAGGCTGCTAAGAGTGTGTTTGGGACTAACATACAAGCACAGGAGACTGCCAAAGCCTTTAGGGACATTGCGGCTACTACAAGACAGTTTGAACAAAACATAGGAGATGTTCTTGCAGGTACAAAAACTTTAGCAAGCCTAGAAAAAGATATAGCTAACTCAGAAAAAGCTAAACAGAGGTTAATGGTAGAGGCAAGGCAGGCTTTGAATAAAATGAACTTTACTCAAAGTGAGATAACTAAAGCTTTAACAGAGCAGGACGGACTATACAAGCTTATAAACAATAGTGCAAACAATTTAACTAATGCCGAAACAGACCTACTATTCTTATATGCAGACCAGCAGGCAATATTAGCAGAACAAGCTGGCGAAATGGAAATCCTTGCCGAAAGGGCTAGAAATATAGATGATGCATTTGGGCTAGCAGGAGGAAGCGCAGAAGCACTCTCAGGCATTGTAGGTAAATTAGGAGGAAGTAAATTCTCTAAAATGCTAGGACTTGATGAAGCAATACAGGGTAGTAGAGAATTTGCATCAGAACTTACAGGCGGAGGAGCTAGAGCTGCTACATTAGGAGATAAGTTTAAAGTAGCAGGAAATTTAGCTAAAAACCTAGGAGGAAATCTAATGAAATCTCTTGGACCAATAGCTTTAATTGCAATAGCTGTCGAACAGCTTATCGATGCATTTAAAATGGTCGATAAAGCTTCAGGAGATACAGCTAAAAACCTAGGAGTATCATACGACGCTGCTCAACAAATGACCAGCGAGATGAATAATGTTGCTATGGCATCTGACGATATCATGGTTAACA